GGCGCTTTTGCATGGTGCGCTCGCGGAGCGATTGCGACGCTGCCGCGCGGAGGTTCGGGTCGTTCTTGCCGCGCTTCGAGGCCGCGAAGGAGAGCTTCGAAACATCCTCGAACGAGTCCTCATCGTACTCGCCGTACTTCTCGAGGAGACCGATGGGGTCGTTCTTCGCGAGGTACCGGATGCGCTTCTCAATGTCCTCGGCGCCCTCGAGCGCCTGCTCGCGCGCACGGAGGCGCGCTTCACGGTCCGCGACCTCGGCGATAGCGTCCCGGCGCTTGGCTTCAATCTCATCGAGCGCTCGTCGCCGCTGCCGCTGAATCGAGGCGAGCGCCTGGGCATCGACCTCGGGGGTCGCTTCCTCCTTGGGCGCCGGAGCTTCCTGGGTCTCGGTCTCGTCTTCCTCGTCGGCCTTAGGCGGAGGCGTCTCCTCGGTCGGAGCGTCTTCGGCTGGCGCCCCTTCCTCCTTGGTCGGCTCCGAGTCGTCGGTGACGGTGCCGCCGTTCTCCTTGGGCATGTCGCCCTTCGGACCCTTGGAGTTATCCATGTCGGTGAAGTCGAACTCGCCTTGATCGGGCAGCGCCTCCATCTCGGCAATGAGCGCAGCGCGATCGACGCCGCGAATGGTCGGGCTATTGTTCTCTGGGGCTGGGACGGATTCAGTTTGCATGGGTTCTCTCAGACAGGGGCGACGCCAATCGACTCAGGCGCGAACGCAGACATCGCGGGTTGCGTTGGCTGCGGAGCGCCGGGCAATGCCTGCGGGGGCTGGGCTGCGCGATCGACCATGTACGCCGCAATGTCGATCCACTGCCGCAAGGTCTCGCAGACCTCCTCGGGGGCGTCTTCGTTCTTCGCAATGTTATAGGCCTTCTGGAAGTGCCAGATGCCCATCTTCAAATTCTGGTAGGGCTCGGGGACGATGTCCGTATCGCCATCGAAGATCTCTTCGATGCAACGCTCGATGTCCTCGTAGTCCGAGGTGTACTTGGACATCGCCGCCTCGAGGTCCGGATGGCGCGAGATCATGCGCCACTCGTCAATGGTGATGACGCCAGCCTGGGCCCACTCGAGCGCTTGCTGCATTCGACCCGCGGGCGTCCGCGAAATGTTCGAGGCCGCCTCCATCTGGATCGTGAGAAGATCCATATCGACCTCGTCCCAGCCGAGCTTGCGACGTCCGCTGTACGTTTTGTGTAAGACCTTGGGCGCGTCCTTGCCGAGGCGCTTGCAAGCGAAGAGCGCGAGCCACTTGATGCGGAGCTGGAAGCGCTCGTACTCAGCCTCCTGCGGAGCGAAGCGGATGGTTGTTTGATCCCTATATTCCCGCAACCCGACGGCCGACTCGATCCCGGCTGGCCGCTTGGCCATTGCCGCGGTCTGCGAGACGCCAGTCTCCTCGAAGGCGCTCGTCTTTACATCAACGCGACGGTTGAGAAGCTCGGCCGAGACCGCTTGCGGCGTGACCGTCTGCGGAGGCGCGACTTTGTAAGGGATGATGGTACCGACCCGGCTGATAGTCGCGACCGCCAGGCGCGCGTCCGCCATCGGAACGAACGTCCGAGGCACCGCGTACTGATCGATGTAGCGGTCGATCTGCCAGTTCGATTTATTGAGGTGACGCTGGTGGCCAGCGATGCGCTCATTGAGCGAGATGCCCATGTAGCCATCGCGCTCGACCCAGTCGGCCTTGGCGATCGGGAAGTGGAAGTCGTGGTACTCCTCATCGAGAAGGTCCACGCCATCGGCGCAGATGACGTGCCGGCCTGGGACGTAGTAATCGCCATCCTTGTCGCCATCCGGCAGCCACCAGCTCTCAATGGCGACGACCTCATCGCGGTCGAGCGGGCGGTACTGCGCCCAATAACGCGGGCCGATGGAGTTTCGCCCCGTCTGCGCCTCGTCGATCTGGTCCGCGTACTTCGGGAAAGCACGCTGAAGCTTCACGCGCGAGGTGAACATCCGGTGGTGAATCTGGCGAGGCGGGCATCCGCCGCGACACTCGGCCTCATCGACGATGATGTCATCGGGCAGGATGCGCTCGACCCGGACCTTCTTCAGCTTGAAGTCGGGCCAGACCTTGACGAAACAGGAGCCCTTCTTCTCGGCGTCCTTGTAGGCGCGTGCGCCCTGGCGGTCGAGGTCGAGAAGCTTGGTGAGGCCCTCGGTATAGAACTCAAGGCGCTTGGCCCTTCGCATCTCCGACCAGGTCGCGCCGTCGGTCATGAAGCGAGCGCGGACCTTCTGCGTCGAGATCTGCGCGTAGACCGTATCGACGTTCGAAGCGACGACGTTTTCAATGACGCACGCCTCGGGGCCGACCGAGATCGGGCCGGGGCCGTTCGCCTCGTAGCCCTCATCGATGCCGGGTGAGAATGGATCGTAGAGGTACTCGAGCTGGACGAAGCGCTCGTACATCTCCGCTTGCGTCTGCTCGACCGTCGCGACGTAATTGATGAGGCGCCGGTGGACCTCGCCCTTTTCCGCATCCCACCAGAAGCCTGGGCTATCCGGTCTCATCCATTACCCCCTCGTCACGCATCTCGCGGATACGCGGGAAGCCAGGTACGCGACCTCGCCCCCCATACGTCCGCGGGTCGCGCAACGGATCTCCCTCGAAGCCCGCGAAGTCGTGAGCCGCTCCGCGCGCCGCTGGCACGACTTCGGGCGCATCGAGCGCGAACTCGAAGCTCCCCATCTTCACGACGCGCACGCCCTTGGCCCGGAGGCCTTCGGCGTGCTCTTGCAGGAGCATGAACAGCTCCGCGGGGGATGTCCCGTCCGTCGGAGCGGGCATCTGTAGCTCTTCTTCGCCTTCAGTCATTTCAAAAAGTCGTAGCTCTCATTGAGAAGTAGGTCTTCGAATCCGTCGGGGTCGCCTTCGCGCGCTGCACGCTCCTCGGCTTCCCTCGCTTCAAGGTCGTCGCGCTCTCGCGACCCTCGGGGAGGTCTGGCTGGCTCGGGCTCGGAGACGAACTGATGACCCGCCGCCGAGCGCGCATACGTCGCCGCGTCCGCAGCGTCGTTCCTCTCGCTCTTGGGCTCCTTGCGCTCACCGTAAGTGTCCACAGACCAGGTGAGGTGCATGAGCTGCTCTTCCAGCTTCGAGTCCTTGAGGATCTTGACGCGACCCTCGAGGAGGTCACCATTGAAGAGCTCAATCGAGCCGAGCTTCTGCCGGCGCTTTGCTTCACCGACCTGGATGCCGTAAACCTTGGAGAGCTCCTCGAGGAGACTCGGCGGCATATCGCCCACCATCGCATCCGGCCAGCCAGTGTCGCGGATGATCCCCGTCGGGTTGTGAATGTCGAGCTCTTCCCCGAGCAGAAGCTTCGCAATCTTCTGCGCGTGCATGTCCGGGCGGATGAATTCATAGACGTGATGGAGCACGCCCTCGTCTGGGCGGAAGGCAAAGACCTCCAGCGCGAACGGATCGCCTATTCCGGAGTCCATTCCGTAGACGTAAAACCACTCGCGACCCTCGGGAAGCTCGGCGACGCCGCGCTTCGAGCGCTTCGGGTTCCATTGATTCCACTCGAGGCCCTCGTCGTCGTGCGGCCGATAGCGATACATGCGCTCGCTGTCGTCGCTCGCCCACTCGGCGAGGTACTCGCGACGCCAGACCGGGTGATCGTCGCTCCATTTGTTGCGCCGCTTCTCCCTTTGCGCCTCCTCCCAGAGGGCTGCGAGGGCCGGAACGTGCGGAGCGCCGTCTAAAAGGTACCAGTGGTGAGAAGACCAGCCCTCCCAATCAGCGAACTCGGGGAGGTTTCTGTCTTTGTAGGGCCTGCCGAGCTCGCTGCCCGGCCGATTCGTCTCGTAAAACGGGCCCGCGGGGATAATTCCTGGTGTGCCCCAGAGTGCAAGGACGCCATCACGGTCTGCGAGGCGCGGACCGACGATGCGGTAGACGATATGATCGAGGATATGCTTCGGCAGACTGCCGCATTCGTCGATGTCCACCATGTCGCGACTCTCGCCGCGCCAGGTCTCGATGGATTTCCGGTCGGGGGCGCCCGCTAACTGGATTTCCGACTCGGTGCGGAGAATGCGGAGGCAGAGCTTCGCTTCATACGGCTTGTAATCGAGCTCGAGCTCGGTGAGGAGCGACTTGAGTGGGTCCCACATGAGTCGCTCCGCCTGCTCGCGCGTGTTGGCGAAGTAGAGAATCTGAGCGCCCGGCTTGGCGAGGCCGCAATCGACCTCGCGCGCTCGAATGCAAGTGGTCTTCCCGCCGCCGCGACCGACGCGGGTGGACATCCGCTTGGCGCGGTCGTCAAATGCGTCGCGTTGCTTGGAGAAGCAGCTCTTCCGAAGGAGGCGTCGCTTCTCGGCGAGGTCGCTCGTGTCTTGCGAAATGACCCACTCGCGCGTCCGTTGCAGGAGATGCCGGAGACGGCGCGATTTGACCATGCGCTATGCGACTGCGTCCGCCTGGTCGCCCTGGAGGCGCTTCGCTGGGAGCTGCGCCGGTGCCGGGCGCAGCGCCTCGAGTACGATCGGATCGGACTCGAAGGCGAGCTGTGTGCCGGTCCAGGGGACCTCGACACACCAGGCTGCCGGGATGCGCACGACTTGGGGAGTCTGTTTGCCTGGCCGATGGAAGACGACCTCATAGACGTCGCGGTCGGGCAGGTAGTGGACCGTATGGCAGCCAGTGTTGGCCTTGAGCTCCGTGGTCACGCCATAGGCGATAGAGGCGCCGGGAATCTCGACGCGACAGCGGGGGTCGAGCGTGATGCTCTTCACGAGGATGGGCTTCGCCCCTTCAGGGTTGGGTCTGGTGTTCTTTTGCATCGGTCTTCTTCTTCGTCGGGAACCTCACGATGAGCGGGTTCCACTTGGCGTTGGGAATCTTGTCCATGAGCTTCGAGACGAAGCCGGTCTTGCAGGAGTAGAGGAACTCGGCGTCGGGCTCGATGCCGGCTTGGCGAAGAAGGCCGCGACCGACTCCCCTGCCGCGGTATCCCTCGAGGACATAGACGTAGTGGACGAGCGGGCAGCGACCCGCGACCATCCGGCGGCCCCACCGGGCGCCGTCGCGAACGCTCGCCGAGAGCTCGTAGTCACGCTCGAAGCAGAGCCAGCCGTATACGTCCGCCGGTGGCGCCTCGCCTGGCATGAACGCGACGAGGGTGCGGGCGCCGGGCCGTGTAAGTACCTTCGCGACCTGGGGGCACATCACCCCGCGCCAGTCCTCCATCGCGATCATCCCGGCAGCGTGCGCGGTCCGATACGAGGAAACCCACGAGTCGATGACGAGCCGGAGGTCGTGCGGCGTGGCGTCGCGATACGCGAGCGGGGAACTCACAGGTTTTTCCACAGGGGTTAGGCGAGGAGCTGCTTCACCCTGGTGTAGCGCTCATCGAACGACTGCTTCCGAGTCTTCTTTTTCCACTCGGCTTCGCTCATGCCGTCGGCCAAAGGTCGAGTGTCCAAAGCCCAGGGCGGTCGCTCCTGAGCCTTCCCCCTCTGAATCCCACCCCACTCGACAGTTTTGACCGCCGGTGCCGATACCGTGCGCGGAGCGTCCCCCCCGCATTCTCCGCAGCGCACGACTTCCGCTTCTTCCCCCCTCGTCTCCAGCGACTCGGTCCGATGACCTTCCTCGCAGAGGTACTCGCGCAAAATGTAACTCATCGGGGTCTCAGTTTCAAAAGCGGATGCTCGCGCATGGCCAGCTCGCCTACCTGTCGGTCACTGTAGCGACGCTTGAGCGCGGCGTCGAAGCTCGCCATCGTCGTCGCGTAGAGCGGTGTGAGCCGAGTGATGATGCGCGACTTGAGCGGGGCGGATGCGGGCCGAATGCCCGCGACCGCGGTGAGTTGTTTGGGGGCCGCCGCTACTCCCGCAATGGTGAGGAGCGACCCGAGAAACCCTCGGCGATTCACAGAACGGATGCTTTTTCAGTGAGGACAGCGTCCTTAAACTTCTGCCGGCGCTCGATCGGCACCTGGCGGATGTAAGCGACGATGACGTCGTCCGCTTCCTCGTCGGTCATGCTCTCGATTTGCTCGAGCTCGTGCTTGTCGTACTGGCGGACTTCCGAGCTCACCCGAGCGAGTTTTTCCATGAGGAATGCCAGGTGCGAGGCGTCTTGCTGGTTGTGGCCGGCCTCGAGCTTCTCGGTGACGAGCTGCATTTGCCGCCTGAGCTCGGTCACGCCCTCCTGCAAAGCCGCATGGGTCTCAATGAGGAGGGCCTGGGTATCGATTTCAGCCTCTTGGGCGCCCTTTTCTTGCAAAAACAGGCCTCATAGCTAGAGATGCC